ATGAACATCGCATAGATGTCAATTAACTCTGGTTCGGTTTTCATTTGCGTCCTTTCTCTGCAAGGTACTGCATTGCGTATTCGTGCAAGACGTCAATCAAGGGCGGCTCACCCATGAACAGGAAGTAGACAACCACAAGGGAAAGTATCCAGTTCATTCCATCCCCTCTATGGTCACCTTGACCATGCCGCCAATTTCGTCTGCCCAGTACACACGAATGTCTTCAATCAAGGCGTCGTCCTGCATGACGCCAGCGTGGGTCAGCGAGTCGAGCAATGCCTTCAGCAAGTTGTCCAAGTCGCGGCGACGACGGTCTGGGCGGTAGGCTTTTATCTCCACCTTCACTGCGTAGTCAACGTGCTTGGCGGCACGCTGAATCAGGACTTGGTCAGCAACTGCTTGACGATACTCGCGCCCCTTTGCGCTGATGATGGTGCGACCGTTGAAGTTGCGCCAGTAAGTGTTGACCGTAGGGGGCCACGGCAAAGTTATCTCAATCATTTCCATTCTCCTGTGTTACCTCGGTTGCCTTTTGACCATTGGTCTCTAACATCTTCCTCAAGTTTTGATTCGGGGTGAAGGTCGTTCCATCCTTTCTTCCAACGCCCAGTGCTATCAACGTAACCCTTGAGCCAACGGTATGCGCTATCGCGATTTTTGATACGCATTTGGATAACCGTCCGAACGAGACAACGATACATATATTCGCGCTCTCCGATTGCTTTTTCTTCCTCATTCAAAACCGTCCTCCATTGTCAAAAGACATTGGTACGCTGTTGTCATGCTCCATAAATTGCTGGCTGTTTTTGTGATACCAAAACGAATACCAATCTTCAGCTTCGCCATTGCGTTGCTTCTCGCACATCATCATTGCGTCTGGAATCATTGGGTCAACTGAACCCAACTGAGCATCGTGTTCTTTTTTCTTGTTGCGCCAAATCAACAACACGTTATCAACTTGGTCGCTGATTGAGCCACTGCCTTTTAGGTCTGACTTACTTGGCTTGACCTCTTCGTTTGCCAGCTTGCGAATGTGATGCACAAGATGGATGTGAACATTGTGGTCGCGGGCCAATGAAGTTAACTCATCAACAAAAGACTTCTGAGCGTTGTAATCGTCCTCGCCATACACGCACTTCATGAGCGAGTCAATAAAAATGTGCTGGACGCCTAACTCCATCGCGCTGTATCTAGCAACTGCGATGACCTGCTGGCTGGTTACAGTACCTTGTTGGTCGTACAACCACAACTTGCCGTAGTTGTAATCTTGAAACCTATCCAACAAATTTTTGATGTAAGTTGCTTTGTTAACGTAGCGTGGTGCATCAATGTTCTCACCAGCAAACTGGCGGAGCATTCGATAAAGCGTGCGCTTAGGCTTCATCTCAAACGAAGCAATCATTACCTTCTGGTCTTGCTTAATAAGGCCCAACGCAATCATTCCCGTAATCATGGACTTGCCACCGCCGTTACCACCAGCGTAAACAGTCACCTCACCTTGTCGAAATTGAAAACCTGCATGAGTTTTTGTCCACGGCATGGTCTGAGAAACTTGCGTCTCAGGATTAATAAGGTCTTCACGCATCTCATCAATAAAACCATCAGCACCACGAACTTTTTGCGCAACGTCGTTGGCCTTTAAATACTTCTCAAAGTCCACCTCATCAGGTTTGACAATTCGGATTCGCCGCGCCTCATCAAGTTCCTGCGCTCTTTTGTGTACGTCAGACATTTGCATACTTCACCGCCTCTTCAATTCGCTGTTGGGATAATTTCATTCGCTCTCTGTCGCCTTCGCTTAACTTCTTCCCCTGACTCATGTCGTAGGCACAGATGGCAACCACCAATGCCTCAAAGGAAATGATTCGCATCAGGTCGCTGGCGAAGAACGCAGGCTTCATGCTCTTCTTGCCTTCGACTGGATACTCGCGGCGCTTGTCGTCTGGCGGGAACAGGTCGGTCATGTCCATACCCAATGCCTGCACCACGCTCAACGTCTCGCAACCTGCAAAGCAGTGAAGCAGTATTCGACCGTCCTCATTCTCACGGATTGCCAGTGATGGCCCTTTGTCGTTGTGGGCGGGACAGCAAGCAGTCCAAGACCCATTGCGACCCTTGACCTTGGTCAACATACCCAGCATCCGCTCAACAGGGGTCATATCACCCTCCGACCGATTGCTGGCGTGCCTGCGTCGTCTTCCCAACGACGTTGGTTGATGTAGGTCAAGGGCGCTGGTTCAAAGCCTGTCGTCCACTGCTCGGTCACCTTCAGCGCTTTGACCTGAGCGATGATGACGTCGGCAACAGCGTCGCATCCAGCCTTGGCCCATTTTTTCTGGCACTCTGACTTTGCGACCTTGCGTTTTGATGCAGGCCAACATTGCCAGAACTCGTCGAATCTCGACGATGTATTTATATTCTTCTTCTGTATCTGTATCTTCTTAGGGTTATCTTTCGGTTCCGTTTCGGTTTCCGATTCGGTTTTCTTCGGTCTGCCGCCACGCTTTCCAAGTTGTCGATTGTTCTCGACTTGATGTTGATACTTCGTTACTTCAGCATGGCAACGGTTGTTGAAATACCCTGTTTCGGTACGTTCAAAGAATTCACCCAAAACCGATTCGGTTATGTCCAAGTCAAGACGAATCTTGCGGGCAACCGATTCGGTATCGAGTGGGATTTCTTTCTCGCTCATGTAGTAGAGGTCAAGCAGGCGTCGGTACGCCAAGTCCTCTGCATCACTCAAATGCACAGTGTGCGTGAGGTAGTCACCGATGTGGAATTTGTACCATATCATTTCGCTGTCTTTCCAAAAATGTCGGGCCTTAGTTCAGCCCTCTTCACTTTCCTGCCTGTATGCAACTCGATGTCGCGGGCCAGTTCGGGACTAGGCAGTTTTCGCCCCGTGACCACCAAAGAGAACCAAGTTTTGCTGACCCCTAACTTGCGGGCCAGCGCTATCTTTGTCCCCCTCGGCTTGTCTTTAAAAAATTCTTGAAGTGTCATCATATCCCTTTTTTGATTAATCTGATGTTACACCAAAAAAAAATACTGTGCAACGCCAGATTAAACATGATACACTACGACCTGTTTAACCTGAAAGCGAACCATGCACAACGAAAGTGAAATGCACCAACTTCAGATGGAAAGAATGCAAATGCTTGAGGAGGCTCTTGACAGAGCCAAGGCAGGCGTTGCTACCGAGGACGACTGGAACATCATCCGCAGTGAATGCGGGCTGTCCAAACGTCCAATTGTGACCCTAGAAACCGTATCAATCAGGAGCGAATAATGGCTTTAATAGCGAAAGAAAGTGGCGGAGGCGGTGGTGAATTTACCCCTGTCCCGCAGGGAATGCACCTTGCACGGTGCTATCGAGTCATTGACTTGGGAACCCAAAAAAGCGAATACCTTGGAACCGTAAAACACTTGCCAAAGGTGATGTTGCAGTTTGAGGTTCACGGCGAGGACGACGGAGGCAACCCCATCGTTACAGCCAAGGGCGAACCGATGTCTATCAGCAAGAACTTCACGCTCTCGCTGGCGGAGATGGCAACCCTGCGCAAAGACCTCCAAACGTGGCGTGGGCGCGAGTTCACCGCAGAGGAGTTGCGCGGCTTTGAGTTGAAGAACGTGCTGGGCGCGTGGGCGATGATTTCGGTCATCAAGGCTATGGGCAACAACGGCAAGGAATACACCAACATTGCCGCCATCATGTCTGTGCCACCTTCAATCAAGAAGGCGGGCATTCCTCAAGGCCACAACGAGTTGAAGATGTTCTCTATCGACGAGCCTGACATGGCGCTGTTTGACAGCTTCAGCAACGGCTTAAAGGAGAAAGTACAGAAGTCGCCAGAGTGGCAGGCACGCGGCGGAACACGCGCTCTAGCGCCCGCTACGACCCCTTCCAGCCGCTTTGACGACATGGATGATGACATCCCTTTCTAAAGGGGGGCTGTATGAGCGATACATCACACCACGGCGTAATTGTTCAATGCTTGCGGGAGTGCGGCCCCCTTGGAAAAGATGGGATTGCGCGTCAAACTGGACTGCTTGTCAACCAATGCTCAAGAGCGCTTCCCATGCTTGAGCGCAGTGGCTTGATACAGCAAACAGGGCGCACAGTCTTGTCCGACTCTCGCAGGCAAGAACGCGAATGGAGGGCTTGCAATGCAAGGTGATTTGTTCAACGAAAAACGCGCACTGTCTTTGCTCTTTGGTTCAAAAGCCAAAAGCAGAAGCCGTGACGCAAAAACCAGTTACGACGCTGGCGAAAAGGTGGACACGGCAAGGCTAGAGGGGATTGTTTATGAGGTCATCAAAAAGCACCCAGACGGATGCATCATGGATGACGTCATTGACGCCTTGCCGCACATTCGCGAACACAGTATTCAACCCCGATTTGCCCCACTAATTCGCAAAGGCTTTGTGTCAGATACAGGCGAAAAAAGAGTGGGCAAATCAGGAAGATTTCAACGAGTAATGAAAGCAGAGGAATAGCAAATGAGTCTTACAACTCCAGCGATTCGCGCCAGCGAGTCCAATCATTGGTACACCCGCGATGGTGCGCCGCAGTACACCGTGCCATCAAAGAAGGACGGCTCACCGCGTAACACCACCCTGCGCGACGCACGCACAATGAACCTAGTGCCGTCGGTGACGACAGTGCTGAACGTAGCGGCAAAGCCTGCGCTATTGGCGTGGCTCCAGCAACAGGTTTTGCTTGCCGCGCTTACCCTTCCCCGCCGCCCCGACGAACCTGAAAAGGAATACATAGACCGAATCATCAACGATTCCAAAGAACAGGGTCGCTCGGCGGCGGACGCGGGAACTGACATCCATGCATCCATTCAAGGCTTTTATGAAAACAGACCAACAGGCAAG